CACAATCCAATCCAATTAGCGGAACTGATGTTCGTTATTGGTTAAGTGCTGGAAGTGCTACCGATAGAAAGAAAAACTTTACAAAAGCATATCCAAAGTTTGATGACCAAATATTCAAACTAATAACTCTTAAATTAAAAAAATTAAAAGAATCTATTAACGAAGAAATTAAACTAAACGTAAAAGTTGGTGATACTTTGTTGATGGGTAAATTCAAAAATAAAAAAGTAGTTGTTAAATCAATAGGTGAGGATGAGTGGGGAATGCCAACAATCAATGGTAAGAAATCGGTTCAATCTCAATTTGGTGTAGAAAGAATAGAAACCGATGATGGTACAGGACCTTTTGCATCTTCTTGGAAACAATATCACAATCAATCTAAAGTAAGAGCTAGTAGAATTGGATACGAAGAAGTTGCTGATGATAAGGGAAAAGCGAAGGAAAAAGAATTGGTAAATTATAAAGAATTAGACCCTCGTACTCAAGTAACAAACTTTCCAATAATGCAAGAACCAAAGAACACGGATACAATAGGTAAATTTACAGCTAAAAGAGCATATACTAATTGGTTGGGTGATGTAATGACTTCCGTAAAAGATATGGGATGGGAAGAAACGCTAACTACAAAAGAAAAAGAACAAAGAAAACAAGCTGAATTGGACGGTAAACAAAATATAAAAGTAGTAAAAGAAAATCTTATTTCAGAAGATGAAATAAACCAAATTGTTGATGAAATTATTAATGAGATGGGACTTGGTGGTGGAGCTGGTGTAGGTTTATCATTACCTGGTGGATATATTAATGGTGCACCAAATCCAAAAGATGTTAAGAAATTAAAATCAAAGTTGGATAAAGATGATAGTGAAGAATATCAGCCAGTAAAAGAAGACCAGATACCTGGTGGATTAGCAAAGGGTATGACCTTAAAAGATATTGCCAAACACCATAATATTAGTCCACAAACGTTAAAGAACGAATTTATAAAAGGATATGTAGTTGAAAGAGAACATACAACCGATGTTAATATTGCAAAAGAAATTGCATTAGACCATCTTTACGAAGACCCAAATTATTATAGTAAACTTTCTAAAATTGAAACTCCATTTAATGAAGGAGTAAAAGAATTAGAAAGAGAAAGAGATAGATTATTTCTTAAAGCACTTAAAATGATGCCAAATTCACCTGCTCAATTAAAAGTAAGAGCAGAGTTAGATAAAATAATGGCACAACTTAAAAAAGTTAAAAAAGAATCTTTAAGTGAAGGTTTAATTTTAGAAGGTGGTGCATATGGACATATGGCACATCCATTTGATATTGAAATGGGTTTAACATTTGGAGACCTTAAACAAATTGTAGTAAGAGCTCTAAATGGTGATTTAGAATTAGCAAGAGAAAAAACCGATGGGCAAGCATTGGCAGTTAGTTGGGTAAATGGTAGATTAGTTGCAGCTCGTAATAAATCACATCTAAAGAATAAAGGTGAGGGTGCTATGACAATAGGACAAGTAGCTGCTAAATTTGCTGGTAGAGGTGGATTAACCGATGCTTACAATTTCGCTATGCAGGATTTATCTAAAGCAATTGCAGCTCTATCAGAACCTCAACGTAAGAAGATTTTTAAGGATGGTAGTTCGTTTATGAATTTGGAAGTAATATATCCAACCTCCGTAAATGTAATCCCCTACAATCAACCGCTATTAGTGTTTCATGGTACTTTTGATTACGATGTAGATGGTACTATTGTAGGTGAGAATCAACAAGCGGCAAGTATATTGGGCGGTATGATTAAGCAAGTAAATGCGCACGTACAATCAAAGTACACAATTCAGGGACCACCAATGAATAAATTACCTAAATCAGAACACCTTTCTAAATTACAAGGAAAGTATATTTCAATGATTAGTAAATTACAATCTGAATTTGGATTATCCGATTCCGATGGTGTAGCTGATTATCACCAAGCATGGTGGACGGATTTTGTAGAAAAGAAAGCTAAAAAATTAGATACTCAAGAAAAAATAGGATTGGTTAAACGATGGGCGTTTGGTGATAAATCATTCCGTATCAATACAATCCAAGATGATAAATTAAGAGCATGGGCCGAACAAACTGATAAACAAGACCAACAAAAAATATCAAAACAAAACCTAATGAGATTTGAGGAGATATTTTTAGGAGTAGGTGCAGATGTATTATCATTTATGAGTTCAGTACTTACTGCAAACCCTGATAGTGCCAAAAGACAAATGGTAGCTCGTTTGGAATCTACAATATCTCAAGTAAAAGCAAGTGGTGACCCTAAAAAGATTGCAAAATTAAAATTAGAGTTACAAAGGCTTAACGCTTTAGGTGGATTTGATAAAATTGTACCAAACGAAGGTATTGTATTTGTCTATGGTGGCAACACTTACAAATTAACTGGCGCATTTGCACCATTAAATCAAATTTTAGGAATATTTTTTGATTCTTAATCGTTTTTTGAATTTTGATATACTTATATATACAAATATATCGTAAGTAATATGGCAAGAGAATTCAATAAAAAATTCATGCATCCAACCCGAAAAAAGTTGGTAGATATGGTTTTAACGGGTGGAGAATATGAAAAGGAAACACAAATTTCATTCGCAGGAGCTGATAAAAAGAAAGTAAAAAGAAAAGTTGGTGAAAGATGGACTGATGATAATGGTAGGTCTTGGGAACAACATGCTGCGGGTAAAATAGAAGTTTCGGAATTAGGTGATATTATGGCTGAGACTAGAGCTTATTTGGATAAGTTAAATAGTTGTAAAGCTGAAGATTGTAAAACAATCAAAATAGGTAGAGTTGATAAAAAATTAATATCTAAAACAGGATATTGTATAACTTGTCTGGCAAAAAAAGAAAGAATAATCAAAACCGATGGGTTGTGGGAAGCATATGAAGATTATAAGATATACTCTAATATGATTGCATACGGTAACGATGTGATTGCACAATTCAAACAGGCTTATAACGATGCTAAACAAACATACGAAGTAGTTCAAGAAGATGGAAAGATTGAAACGTGGAGTATGGAAAGAGATGTTGATGAACTCAAAGCAGAAATACTTTTAGATATTGTTAATTTTGAAAAAGAAGTTGAACAGGCTACAAAATTAAGAAATCAGGCTTACGAAAAATTAAAAGATAAAAATTACGATTTAGTAAGACCTATTAACGATTAATATGAGTACTGGAATTACACAAAAGAAATCCCTAAAGGATATAATAGCAGATGAATACAAAAAGTGTGCGGTAGACCCGATTCACTTTATGAAAAAGTATTGTATGATTCAGCATCCGGTGAGAGGTAAGATACCTTTTCACCTTTTCCCATTTCAGGAACAAACTCTAACACAATTTAAAGATAACCGATTTAATATAGTATTGAAATCACGACAAACTGGTATATCAACACTTTCAGCTGGATATGCACTTTGGAAGATGATATTCAATACCGATTTCAATGTGTTGGTAATTGCAACAAAACAAGATGTAGCAAAAAACCTAGTAACTAAAGTAAGGGTAATGCACGATTTATTACCAAGTTGGTTAAAGGGTGGTTCTTTGGAAGATAACAAACTTTCCCTTCGTTTAAATAATGGTTCTCAAATTAAAGCTATTGCGAGTTCACCTGATGCAGGACGTTCTGAAGCTCTATCTTTACTTATATTTGATGAGGCTGCGTTTATTGATGATATTGATGAGATTTGGGTAGCGGCACAATCAACCCTTTCAACGGGTGGTAGTTGTATTGCACTTTCTACTCCTAATGGTGTGGGTAACTGGTTCCACAAAACTTGGTTAGATGCCGAAGAAGGAACAAATCCATTTAATACAATTCGTTTACATTGGACGGTGCATCCTGAAAGAGACCAGAGTTGGAGAGATGAGCAACAACGATTATTGGGTGCTAAAAAAGCAGCTCAAGAATGTGATTGTGACTTCGTAAGTTCTGGTGATACTGTAATTGATCCGGAATTATTGATGTTTTATAAAGAAACATATTGCCAGACGCCAATTGAAAAGACTGGATTTGATGGTAACCTTTGGAGATGGGAATACCCTAATCCAAATTCATCTTATATGGTTGTAGCGGACGTTGCTAGAGGTGATGGTGCTGACTTTTCCGGATGTCATGTAATAGATATACAAAATGCAACACAAGTTGCCGAATATAAAGGAAAAATTGAAACAAAAGATTTTGGAAACTTTTTAGTAAACCTTTCAACTGAATATAACGATGCGTTACTTGTTGTGGAGAACTCAAATATTGGTTGGGCATGTATCCAACAATGTATAGATAGAGATTATAAAAATTTATTCTATATGAGTAAGGATTTAAAATATGTTGACGTAGAACAACAGATGAAAAATAAATATAGAGCAGACGAAAGACAAATGGTAGCGGGATTCTCAACCACATCTAAAACTAGGCCTTTAATTATTTCTAAATTAGATGAGTATTTTAGAGAAAAATCAGTAACAATCCGCTCTAATCGTTTAATTGATGAATTATTTACTTTTATATTCATTAATGGTAGAGCAGAAGCTATGAAGGGTTATAACGATGACCTTACAATGGCATTATCAATTGGTTTATGGGTAAGGGATACTGCACTTCGTTTAAGACAAGAAGGTATTGACCTTACAAAGAGAACTTTGGGTGGTATTTCATCAAATATGCAGCATGCTGGTGTTTATGGACCATCTGATAGAAATGATAATCCTTGGAGAATGAAAATTGGTGATGATTTTGAGGATTTATCACAATGGTTATAAATTGTAGGGTTTTGACAATTTCAGATATTTATGATATATGTCAAAATAGAAAAAGGAGACCAAAATGATTAAATTAACAAATATCCTAAAAGAAGATGAATATGTAGATAAAGCATATTCAAAAGGAGACCAACCGGCTGATAATCCAATTGATGATTATGATGAATTGGATGTAGAACAAGAAGATATGGATGATTTTATCAACTATCTTAAATCGTATTCAACCCAATTAGAAGAAGCAAATTGTAATTGTGTTTACGAAGCAGAATATCAGGGTAGAGATGTGAAATTGGGGAAACCAATGGCAGGTGATGTAAAAAAGTTTAAGGTATATGTTAAAAATCCTAAAACTGGTAAAGTTATTAAAGTAAACTTTGGACAGAAGGGAGTAAAAATTAAGAAAAATAATCCTGGTAGAAGGGCTAATTTTAGAGCAAGACACAATTGTGATAATCCTGGTCCAAGAACAAAAGCAAGATATTGGTCTTGTAGAAAATGGTAAAATAAATTATGGCAGAACAATTTCAAGACGATAGGAGTTTCTTTGGGAGACTAAAAAAACTATTTTCAACCAATGCAATCGTAACCGTTGATAAAGATGGTAAACGTAAAGTGGTTGATATTGAAGACCGTCAATCAAATACAAACTTTGTAAATTTAAGAGATAGATATACGAAGTTACAAAGGTCTTATTTTGAAACTCATCAGGGTGCACAATCAATGGCATATCATCAAGTTCGTAGAGAACTTTTTAGAGATTATGATGCTATGGATATGGACCCAATCATTGGTTCTGCTTTAGATATATATGCGGATGAGAGTACAACAAAGAACGAATATGGTGATGTACTTCAAATTAAATCCACAAATGAGAATGTAAGAGAAATGCTTCACAATTTATTCTATGATATAATGAATGTGGAGTTTAACTTATGGCCTTGGATTAGAAACTTAGTAAAATACGGAGATGCATTCTTAGCATTGGAAATCCTACCTGGTAAAGGTATTATCAACGTAGCACCTCATTCAACATATAACGTAGAGAGATTAGAAGGTACTGACCCAAACAATCCTGATTATGTAAAATATAAGATTGAATTGGATAGATTTGGTAAAAAGGAATATGAGCAGTATGAGATGGCTCATTTTAGAATGTTATCAGATACTAACTTCCTTCCTTACGGTAAATCAATGATTGAAGGTGCAAGAAGAATTTGGAAACAATTATCACTTATGGAAGATGCGATGTTAATCCATCGTATTATGCGAGCACCTGAAAAAAGAGTGTTCAAAATTGATATAGGTAATATCCCACCACAGGAAGTAGATAACTATATGCAAAAAATTATCAATAAAATGAAAAAAACTCCATTTGTTGATAAGAACACCGGAGACTACAACTTAAAATATAATATCCAAAATCTTACTGAAGATTTCTTTCTACCTGTACGTGGTAGTGATAGTGGTACTACTATTGATAACTTAGCTGGATTAGATTATGCCGCAATTGAAGATATTGATTATTTAAAAAATAAATTATTTGCAGCATTGAGAGTACCAAAGGCTTACTTATCATATGATGAGAACGTTAATGGTAAAGCTACATTAGCAGCTGAAGATGTTCGTTTTGCTAGAACTATTGAGAGAATCCAACGTACAGTTGTTAGTGAATTGGCAAAAATTGCTGTAGTACATTTAGCAGCAAATGGTATAGAAGATTCTGAAATGACAAACTTTGAATTAAGTTTAACAAACGCTTCTACAATTTATGAACAAGAAAAAGTTAATTTGTGGAGTGAGAAGGTAAGATTGGCATCGGATGCAAAAGCACTTAATATGTTATCATCTGATTGGGCATATCACAATATCTTTGGATTATCTCAAGACGAAATTGATACTGAAAGAGCTAAAGTGATTTTAGACCTTAAAGATAGGTTTAGACATAGTTCAATTGAACAACAAGGACAAGACCCCGCTAATCCACCAGAACAACAAAATGTAGAAGAAGAAATTCAGAAATTAAAAACTGAAATTGAATTGAATAGAGGGGTTGGAAGACCTAGAGAAGGAAACACTTATGGTAAAGACAAACACCCATACGGTAGAGACCCGTTGGGAGATGAAGAAAATCATAAGGAGAGAAAACGAGATGATAGATATTTAAATACAAACGCTAAGAAGTTAGCAAGAGAATATATAAACGGAATTTCATCAAAAAAGAAGGTTTTAAAC